AGTTTTACAGCGGCACTCCCAATCGCACTGCCGGGAAGAGAGACAGATTCAAGTCTAGCATTTAATTTTTCGCTGGTTCCACGATCAAACAACTGTATTCCTTCTCTGGTGGATCCAAAAAGCATTTCATAACGATGTGGATATGCTACACCCGATTTTCCAATTTCGGACATAAATTTGTTGATGTTAAACCCAAACATGCTCATGACTTTTTCTTACTCCTCTTTGTGTATTTTCTTTTCTTCTTTGGTTCCTCTTGTTTATTCTCTGTGGAACCAATCAACCATTTAAATTCCATACGGTCGATAATATCAAAAATACTAGGAATCTCCCAGTCGGTAAGGGGGTTGCTTTGTTTGTTGCTCATTGTTTTTTCCTTCTATCTCGTCCTTGCTCTTTGCTTCTTCTTTCGCTGTCTGCCCATATGCTTCTTGGTGATCCACCCATAAAAAATGTTTCAAACTTTTTTGACATGTCACCAAGATAAAATTCACGCCACAACGAAGGTTTCATTTCAATAACAACAGAACTCATACGATTTCGTTTGTATTGTTTAATACAAGGGAACGCATTACGCATACTCCTTCTATATTTAGCAATAATTTTGTACGTTATTTTGGATCTTGAATCTTCATTTTCAATATCACCATCCAATCTGCCTATCAATTTTTCTACGAGATCGGTTCGCAGTTCTGGTGGTAGATAAAAAGGATTAAGACCAAGCATCGTGTCTTCTCTTTGTTCTAAATTTATTACCATAGGAAATATGTGGTAGTAGGGGAGCGATCTTGTTCCTTTTCCTTGTGGGTTGCGATAAGAAAACATATAACACTTACCGACGAATCTTCTGGAAGTTGGAATTCCGCCCCTTTTTCTGACATCAACGTCAGTCGAACCCAAGTCTGGAGCAACCTTTTCAAGAAATGATGAAAGTGGAGGTGATATTTTTCTTAATTCTTCATACAGCATTAGAATATTTCCTTTTCTGTTAGAATTTTAAAACACCACCCACGCTCATGACAAACTTCCTCTGCCGCTTTCCATTTGGCATTATTGACGGCGAAGGTTTTTACCTCGGTCATATAACGACGAGTGATTCTGCCGCTGGTGGGTTTACTTGGTTCTTTTGTTTGTTTGAATGGTTTGACCTCGATCATGAGAGTTTCTATCTCTCCGTTTTTGTTACGAAGTTCCACCATGAAGTCTGGGTAGTATCTGTGTTTTTTCCCGTCCACAGGAGATACATAAGGTATACAGATCTCTTCGGATGCCCATGTTATGACATTGGGGTTATCATCAAAGAGTTTCATACATTTTCTCTCCCAGAGACTACGGTAGGTGATTTTTGTAGGATCTCCTTGATATTTATCTGGGCGAGTTGGTTTGTATTTTCCTTTGTATGCCATATACATATATCTAGGAGAGAAACATGGCAGAAGAAACCTCATCTAGTTCAAGTGGAAATATGTTATCAGATGCTGCAAAGAAAGTGGATGGAGTATTCGCTAACAGCAGAAGAAGCGGTTCAATGAACTCCGTGACAGACGGAACTCCACTATACTATCCATCGGATCTATTGGCAGCAGACAACCCAAATGCAGAAAATACAAACGGGATAATCAACTGGTTAGAATTTAGGATGTTCTTTAAACAAAATGGTGGATTAGAAAGTGTTGTAAATAAAATATCTTCCGCTATTGGGTTTGGTGAGGAGGCAAACACAAACCAAACAAATGAAACCGAGGGCGAGGTGGCACAAACAGCGAGAGAAATAGGAAAGTTTCTTGATTTTGGAGAAGACACTACGGAAAGTGTAACAAGCGACACCAGACTTACCAAAGGAACAGAATCGACAAACGACTCGGTGTTTCTTTACGTTCCCGGTGGGATTGAATTCAAAGACACCATGAGATATGAAGAAGTAGGATTTGCTGGTATGAAAAACTTATCCAGTGCGTCTGCCACTACAAGCACTGTTGCACTTGGTGCGTTAAGAAAATTAGCAGGAGTAGCAGACAAAGTTGGTGGGGCATTGGGACAAGAATCAATAAACGCAGGTGCAGCAATTTCAGCAGAACTAGGTGTTGTCGTAAACCCAAGAAAAGAACAAATGTTCCAAGGTATTGACATGAGAACCTTTGCTTTCAATTTTGTCTTTATTCCTAGAAATGAAGAAGAGGCAGAGACTGTGGCAAAAATTATCAAAGTGTTTCGGTTTCATGCTTATCCAGAACTGTCCGCCAATAGTGCTTTCTTTAATTTCCCATCAGAGTTTGAAATCAAGTATAGAACATTTGATAAAAACAGTAATAGTGCCAAAGACAACCCCATCGTTCCTAAAATGAATCGTTGTTTCTTGGATAATATTAGCACAAACTATACACCGGATGACGTTTACTATGCGTTTAGAAATGGTATGCCTCCCAAGATCACTCTCTCGCTTTCGTTCAAGGAAGCAGAATACATTACAAGACAACATGTCAACGAAGGATTCTGATGTACTTTAAAAATTTTCCCAAATTACAATATCCATCGTCTGGACAACTTGAGCAGATTCAAGATGTTTTGCTTCGAGTTGGTTTCTCCTCACAAGTAAAAGAGGAAACAGAAACATTTATCACATACAACATCCAAGAGGGAATGACACCTGAGCAAGTCGCGTTAGAGGTCTATGGAGATCAACAATACTTCTGGGTTGTTTTGTTGTTCAACGATCTCATGGACCCACAGTATAGATTTCCTCTACGCACCAGATCTCTTGATGATTTTATTGATAAAAAATACCCGTCGAAAACCTTGTTCATATCGCCAGAGGGGATAACACAAGAATTCTACAAACACCCAAATCCATCAGACACGACTATTAAAAATTTTGCAGAGGGCGACACGATAACTTTATATCTTGGTAAAAGACTAAGTTACAAAGACACGGGGCAAGATAAAGTTTTAGGTATTATCAAACGATACATCCCAGAACAGTCTGCATTGCAATTATATCAATTAGAAGGAACAATCAATCCCGGAGATGTAATAGTTCGTGGACATAACAAAGAAATCCGGGCACAGGTCCGTAAGGTGATCGACAGTCGCTATGCGGTTCATCACTTTGAAGACAACGATATTACTCTAAATCCTATGGCAACCCCACCTGACGATAATGGAAACCAAGTCCCTGTCGGTCAAACTGGAGACGGGTTTTCTTCTATTCCCGTGGGTGTTACACAAAGTGTTTTAGAAAATTATATCAATGATGGAACCACAACAAATGTCGTAACGAATGAGGAATACGAATTCTCTAAAAATGAAACAAGTAGATCTATTAAATTACTAAGTCCCAACTTACTAGAGAATGTTGTAAGAGAATTACGAGAGGTTCTTAGTAGATAATGGGTGATTTTAACATACAACCAACAGTATCCCCTAGTGATAAGTACACAAAGGCAAATGACTTTGAATTACTTTCTTTTTTTATGGAAAGTGAATCTGGTGGTAAAGTTGATCTTAAAAAAATATATCAAAGTTTAACCTTCGTAGAAGACATCAATACCACTGCAATTTCTGGATCAGTTCTAGTCAAAGATGGTGTGGATCTGTTAAACACCTTTCCCATATCAGGACATGAGACAATAACTTTAGAATTTCGCACTCCCGGTATTGGTTCCGACTTCATAAAAATATTATTTTCGGTAGTCGAAGTCACAGACAGAGTTCGTGCGGCAAATGAAAGAGGAGAAGTTTATCGCATAAGATTCGTATCAACAACACTACCGAAAGATAAGTCAACCAAAATATCAAAGTCCTTTAAAGGTAAAATTAGTGATATGGCAAAAAATATCTATAGTGAATATATTGGTGGGAGTCTTTCGGCACAATCAACAAAAAACGAACACAGATTTGTCATCCCAAGATGGTCACCTTTCAAGACACTTGAGTGGTTGGCACTGCGAGCGATCCCAGAAAAAAGAAGTGACGAAACAAACTACCTTTTTTTTGAAACGGTGGATGGTCACCAATTTGTAACCCTAAGTGAATTGTGTTCGTCGGAAAGTATAATTACATACTATCAAATTCCAACAGGGACGCGAGAAGATCAGAGAACAAATCAGGCAAGAGATTTTTCAAATGTAAAAGATGTGACGCTATTTAAGGTAAACCAAAAATTAAAAGAGCATATGGGTGGTGCTTTTTCTGCTGTTTTATATCAACACGATGTCACCACAAAACAGTGGGGGAGAACAGCGTACAACTATAACAAAGACAAAAATGTAAGATATGTTGCAGAGGAGCGAGTGACAAAAAATGACAGCATCTACACAAGCAGTCCAAACACAAACTTTAATTTGACAACAAAACAAACTGGACTAATGGGTGCTGATTATCCCAATGTGCAAAATCATGAAGACTGGTTATTAAGATCGATGTCTACAAAAGAACTTATGGATACGATAAAATTAAGAATAAATGTTTCTGGTAATTCATTATTGCGAGTTGGCAGAGTAGTTGAATTCTTTACTCCAAAAACATCACCCATGAACACATCTAATTCGGAATGGTTTGACTCTAGGATGAGTGGAAGGTATTTGATTACAACCTTACGTCATACCATAACCCCAGACGGTTACACAAACACAGTAATGTTGGCAAAGAATTCATATGAAGTTTCGCTCGCTGATCAATCAACATTTATGGGAACAAGTAATAATACACCAACAAATATGGTGGAGAGAAGATAATGGAATTTTTTGCAGGTAAAAATGGATTTATTTGGTTTCAGGGTGTCGTTGAAAATAGAAATGACCCGGAGATGCTTGGTAGGGTTCAGGTTCGATGTTTAGGTTTTCATACCGAGAATAAACAAGAACTACCAAGCGAAGATCTTCCTTGGGCATATCCTATTCAACCAATTACCTCTGCTGCAATGAGTGGAATTGGAGAGACACCAATCGGTCCCGTCGAGGGTACATGGGTATTTGGTTTCTTCCGCGATGGCGACTCTGCACAAGAACCAATGATACTTGGAACACTTGGCGGTGTTCCTATACAAAAAGCAAATCCAAATGAGGGGTTCAGTGATCCATCAGGTTATTATCCAATTGAAAGTTTACTTAATGAACCCGACACAAACAAAGTTGCTCGGGGAGTTGAAGAGGGAACTGTTGTAGAAAAGAAAAAAGGAGACATCGACAAGATGACTCTCGCTGGTGGTATCGGTGGCGGTTCCGAAGTCGAAGAACCGGAGACACCATTCGATGCACAGTACCCCTTTAATCATGTAAAGCAATCTGAATCTGGTCACATCCAAGAAGTTGACGATACTCCGGGTGCAGAAAGACTGCATAAATATCATAGATCGGGTACGTTTGAAGAGATTCACCCAGACGGTAAGCAGGTTATAAAAATTGTGGGCGACAAATATGAGGCGATTTTAAAAGATAATAATTTACATGTTAAAGGCGACTTAAACATCACCGTGGAAGGTAACTCAACAATCTATACAAAACAAGATTGTGCGTTACAAGTCGATGGTGATATGGAACAAATCGTAGGTGGTGACTTAACCATGAACGCAGGTGGAGAAGTAAAAATTACCGCAGGGTCAAATGTAACGGTTCAAGGAAATTCTATCAGGTTAAATTAATATGGCATACGAGTTAGTGCAACAAATCATTAAAGATCTAAGAATCCGTAGAATCTTTCTGCGTTTGTTTTATCATGATACTCCCCTACCAAACAAAGCGATAAGACCTTTTGAATTTTTTGCTTTTTCTGAAAAGAGAAGAAAAAGACTCAAAGGAACTTATGGTCGATTATTAGATATTGAAGAAGGCGACCAACCAATTGGTGTAGAAATCTTTGGTGAGGTCGATGACGTAACTCCAGAGATACTAGAACTTCTTACAAATAACTTTGAAGACATCCATGAGTATCTAACAGAGACTCAACCTCTTGCCGAAAGAGTAGAACCAAAAACTTATATTGCAGGTGATACCGAAACACAATTAGTTTCCTTCAACAGAGTAGAACCAACACTGGTCACTGAAGTTGTTAGAGGTGTTGCAGGTCAGGACGGTAAAGACGGTAACACCGGTGCTGGTATTTCTGATATAGGGATCAGTGGCGATGATCTAGTTATTGTATTAGAAAAACCGGATGCCACCGATGTTACATTAACAACAATTAATGCCGGAAAGGTTGTCGGGGGTGACGGAGCAACAGGAACAGCGGGAACAGCGGGAACAGCGGGAAATACCGGAACGGGTATAACGGGTGTTACCAAAGACAACGACGGAAAGTTAGTTTTAATTCTTGATGATGTTTCAGGCACTACATTTAACACAGATATTAAAACAGGCGGCACAGGAGCGACTGGAAAAACTGGAGGTACAGGTGGGACCGGCACAACTGGTACAACTGGTACAACAGGCACGACAGGAACCACTGGTGAAACAGGAACAACGGGAACTGGCATAACTGGAATCACAAAGGACTCTGGTGGTAAATTAGTTCTAATCCTTGATGATGTTGCCGGGACAACATTCAATACAGATATTCAAACTGGTGCAACTGGAGCGACTGGAAAAACAGGCGGAACCGGTGGAACCGGGGGAACCGGCACAACTGGTACGACTGGTACAACAGGAACCACCGGTACAACAGGAGAAACAGGAAGCACCGGTAAAACCGGCACTACTGGTACAACAGGAACCACTGGTACAACAGGAACCACTGGCACAACAGGAGAAACAGGAAGCACTGGTAAAACTGGTGTAGGTATCAGCGGAGTTACATTTAGACCCAATGATGGAACTTTAGTTGTAACAACTGTGGATGCTGATGGTAATGAGAGTTCGACTAATGTTGGCACTGTTCGAGGTAACACGGGAGAAACTGGTAGTTCAGGTGCAACTGGTGGGACTGGAACCACAGGAACAACTGGAACCACCGGTGGGACTGGAACCACAGGAACAACTGGAAACACTGGTAAAACTGGTGGTAGTATAACAGGTCCAACTTTATCTGGTCCTAATTTAATTGTTACTGTCGAAGATGCTGACGGTAATCAAGTTGATGTAAATGTTGGTGTTGTTGTCGGCGCAACCGGGATCAGTGGCACAACTGGTACTACAGGAACCACTGGCACTACAGGAACAACCGGTAATACGGGAG